CTGTCGTATCAATCCGCAGCAGCGGCAGCGATACCACCAGAACCGTCGCGGTGCCAGTGGTTGACGTGAGAGCGTACGCGATGAGGTCACCTGGCTGTAGATCGACCAGCCACGTCGTAATGTCCAGCGTCACCTCAGACAGGTTGTTGATGGCTGGCACTGCTGCTCCGTACAGCGGCGTGGTGCCGTTCGCCCACACGGTCTGTGCCCCGATACCGAGGTAGACCGTTGCTGTCGCCGGCCACGGCTCGATACCGAGTGCCCCGCCAACACCAGCGAACATATGGCATCCGACGATGCGGCAGGCGAACGTCACCTCGACCACGCCGGCCATGCCCTCTACGAGCGCTTGCCCGCCACCATCGAACACGATATTGACTACAGCTTGAGTGTTCGTCGCCGGTGGCGGAACAGTCGGGTCGCGTTGCTGAGCAACCGCCCTGCTCTTTCGCAGGTTGTTGCGCCACATCTCGACCAGCGCTGGCTGCGCCGCCGAGTTGTTGAACGGCTGGCTCCCGCCAGGGTTGAACGTCACGTACCGCCGCCTATGTAGGTAACGCTCTGGCTAAATGCGCCGTCCTGCGTTAGCTCACCGTCGCAGCGCTGTACCCACAGCACCTCGCCTACGCCCATCCGATCCGCAGAGCCGCCCGGACCCTGCACCAGATGCACCTGTCCTGGCCCGATCACATCGGAGCGTGGCGTTCGCATCGTCACCTTGACGATCTCGCGGTTTAGCTCGCGCAGCCAATACTCCGCGAGTGCCTGGCAGCTAATCCCTTCGCCTGCCGACTCGTTGGCCCGCCGCTCAATCATCGGGTTGTCCTGCGTGTACACGCGCGGTTGCGACTCCGACATGAACGGGTTGCTCTCGGCCTGATACCACACGCGCGGATCGAGGTAGTCGCCCACGGCATAGCCGCTGATCCGCACAGCGTTGTACGCCTCTGAGACTGTCCTGCTCGTCTGCCCCTCGCGGATATCCACGCCTTCGGTGAACGTCAACTCAGGCCCGCTGTCAGGCCGACCGCTGATCTGCACCCGGTAGATCTGACCGCCCACCGATTCAAAGGTGCGGTAGCCCAGGCTGATAGCGTCGATCTTGTGAATGTAGCTCAGCGCTGAGTCCGAGTAATTCCACACGAACTCTTCGGGCGCGATGGTGCCGAGCGTTTGCCCTGTCCCGCCGATGCTGCCGCCGTTCGTACCCACGCCTGCGTAGTCCAGCACAGCCGACACGATGGCCTCGTCAGTCGCAGGCCCACCAGTGAGGTCGTCCAGCAGAAGGCCCTTGTCGCGCGTGTCAGACACTGTAGGGAGCTTGTAGTCGTCCGCCCGCGCGAGCCTGCCCTTGCAGATCATCGAGACTGCTCGCGGATACAGACGGTAGTTCCACTCGTACAGCAGCCCCGACCATCGGGTTGACCCGTCCACAATGATCGACACATCATCGAAGTACGTGCCCGCGTCCGACTTGAGCGGCAGCACAATCTCGGCCTCACCCGACGAGAGGTCGTAGCCGAGACTCCAGCGGAACGAGACAACGTTGGTGAGCGTGGTGCCGTTGAAGCTGACTGCATAGCTGAGGTTCCGAACAGTGCCAGCCATCTAGGCATCAGTGATCAGAAAGTCAGCCGTGGCCTTCGTCTGACCGTCAGGCATTGGCGCCGGACGATTCACAGACATGAGCACAGCCTGATGCGTGTCGAGGCCATCAATCGCGAGCGTTCCCTGCTGGCCGACCGCGACATTGGCCTGCCCCCATGCAGTCGAGTTCGCCAGCACCATGCCAACCGTAAGCGTCAGCGGTCCACGTCCAGCGAGGTCAACGTAGAAGGCGTCAGCGCCCGGAATGTCCTGTACCTGTGCCCGCGCCTCGCGCTTCTCGCTCATGTTCGAGCCGTCAGCAGTGAACGTCACCGTAACCGAGCTAGTGGCGAACGTAGACACTTAGAACGGCACTCCTGGCAGCGCTGGCGACGGTGGCACCACCGATTGCGACTCGGCCTCAATCATGGCATTGATCACGGCGTTTTGTACCTGCTCCGCGAACCGCTCGCCCATTGTCTCGTCTAGCAGTGCCGGGTTATTGATGTTCACGATCACGTTATTCGCCGTGCCAGGCCCGCCCGCAGCGATGCCTGCCGACGTGCCCTGCAACGCTAGCTCGCCCTTCCGGATAAGGTCGTTCAGATCCTTGCCACCGAAGGCATCCGTCCACGTACCCTGTGTAGCGAGTGCGCCGATCCGCTCGGCAATACCGCCGAGGAACCGAAGGAAGTCTACCAGCGGCTGGATCGTAAAGTTCTCGCTAATCCATTGCCCAACTTGGCGAAAGACCCGCTCAGCCACCGTAGCAATGAACGTAAAGACAGTGAGAAACACTGACCACAACCGCCCTACAGCAGCCGTAATGCTATCAAAGTGCGTGATAACTCCAGCGATAGCTGGCCCAATGACAGGTATTGCCGAGATCATGTCCAGCCAATGGGTCTTGATGAAGTCCACTACCGCAGCCGTTTTGCCCTGTATGTCACCAAAGTTCGTGATCCACGCTGTAGCGAGCGCGGCGACCGCGAGTAGCACCAGCCCTATCGGTGAAAGCAACGCACCGATTGCGCCAACCATCAAGCCCAATGCCAGCAGTGCCGGGCCGAGCGCGGCAGCAACACCACCGAACGCTATGATGGCTTCCTGCTGCCCTGGCGAGAGCGACCTCCACTTCGCCTCTAGCCCTTCAAGCCCAGGCACCACGCTGTTGTTCACGAAGTCAATCGCGCCCTGCATGCGCGTCTTGAAGTCGTCCCAATCCCGCAGGATGCCCGCCTCTAGCCGGTTCTGCATGAGCTTCAACTGATTATTCGTGGCTGACATCGCCTTGGTTACTTCTTCGCTGAGTGCCGTGTTCTCGTTCCACGCCTGATTAGCGATAGTTGTGCCGCGTTCGAGCGAGTCCTGCGATGCAGACAAGTCGAGTAATGTCTCGCGCAATCTGGCCTCTTTGATGTTCAGATCGTCCAGTGCGCTAACTACGCCTGCCGGTCCCTGCTCACCTCGAATGCGCTGCAACCCCTTGATAACCGAAGTAAACGCCTGCGCCGGGTCGGTGTTGACGAGGTTCGCGAACTCGCTTTGACTCGTGCCGGTGACCTTCGCCAGACCAGCGAGCGTGAGCGTTGTCTCGTCACCCGTCTTGGCAACCTGGCTCATCTTCGTATTCGCACCGTCGATCTCGCGCTGATACTTGGCAATCGCTAGCTCGTTCGCCTTGACCACGGATGCAGGCGTGTTGCGGCCAAACTCCTTCTGCCGCAGTACTGCGACCTCCAGACTGCCACTCAGATCTAGGATGCGGTCTTGTAGGTCGCGCACCTTGCTCGCCGCTTCGCTCGTAGCATCGCTGCTCTGGTTAGCCGCAGCGGTCATCTCCACGAAGAACTTGGAGATAGCCGTACCGCCTTCCTCAGCGCGAATGCCGACCTCCGCGAGCGCGGCAGAGATGCCGAGAATGTCGCGCGGGTCAACGCCGAGGGACGATAACGTACCTGCCAACCGACGCGCTAGCTGAGTAATATCGCCTTCTGTACCGCCCATCTTGTTGCCGAGCGCGGTCAGCGCTGAGGCGAAGTTCGCAGCCGCTTCAGGCGCCTGATGGGTCAGGGTAAGAAACCTGCCAACATCATCGGCTAGTTGATCGACCGGCAAGCCGGTCGTAACGCCCAGGCCGGCAATAGCAGCCGTAAACGCTCTGAGTTGAGGCGCACCTTCAATGCCCAATTGGCCTGCAACAGCGGCAATCTGCGCGAGGTCAGCCGCCGACTTCCCGCCGCCTTCGATGGACGTACTCAGATCAATAAGCTGAGTACGCAACACGCCGAAGTCGGTATTATCAACCGTCTTTTGAACTGCGGTAAACGCCTCGTCAAAGTCTGAGCCGACCTTGAACACCGTGCCCACGCCGGCCACAATCGGCGCAGTGATTGCTAGCGACAACGCCCGACCCGAGCGTGTCAGGCCCGCGCCAACCCGCTGCAACGCCCCCGGTAGCGTGTTCAGCGAGTTGACGGCACCGCTTACATCGGCGCCGACCGTGACGAATAGCTCGGCTATCGGGACAGGCATTGCTTAGCCTTGTGCCGCTGGCCTCGACGCGAGCGAGAGCTTCCGCGCGGCTGAACGGCTCTGCGCCCGCTTCTGCGCCTGCTCGCGGTCATGCGCCTCTAGCTGGAGGAACGCAATCCAGTGCGCGAACTCGTTACCGCTCATTCGGCCAACCATCTCGGCGTGCGTCATCTTCAGTTCCCGCGCTAGCTGAAACTCCATCCTGAGCATCGGATTCTGCCTCAGTGCTTTTGGTGGCCTCCTTGAGCGAAGCTTCCGTCAGCCCGGAGGAATCCATCACCGCTTTGAGGATGGTCGAGATAGCCGCCATGCTCTTATCTTGAAGCCTGCCGTAGTCGGCCATCGTAAACTTTGGCTCGACTACGCCTTCTACGAACAGCAGCGCTTCGAGCAAGTCGTTGTCCATCTCCTGCTGACCGTTGAGCGGGTTGCGCCGCATGGCACGCTTACGTAGCTCGCTCGCCTGCTTCTGGCTGAGCGTGCGAATGACCACGCCCGCGCCATCTCCCCACTGCGGCACCGCGACCTCGCGCTCTTCAATGTCGCTCGCCGCCCAGATCTGCTCGGCAGTCAGGATGCGTAGCTTTCTTGTGTTCTCCATGCGGCCTCCTTCAGGCGGGATGGCGTATTGACGCCGCTCTAGGCGTCTGTAACGGTTCCGACAATAGCCAGTTCAGCAGTCCACGTCGCCGTGTCGTCGCCCGGCGTATCGATCTCATAGGACGAGACATACACCTGGCAACCAATGGCGCGAGTGCCTGCACCTGAACCAGACGGGCGGTAGACCACCGTTTGAAGCGCTGGCGTGGCCGCTAGCATCATTGCCGAGAGCGTGCCGTCTACTGTCGGGTCGTAGGCACCTTCAAGGCTGATGGTCCCGCCATACGGTCCCACGAGCTTGCTAATCGCTGCGCCGCCAATCGGGTTGATATCGTTCACGTCGCGTTCAAGGCTGATGTTGACCGATGTGGTGTACGCGCTGATATCGGTGCCGCCGATACTGAACGTCGCAATGTTGCCTGAGCTAAAGGCCATTAGACTCGACCCCTTCCTGTGAGGATCGAGCGGGCGTGGTTAGCGGCGGCTCGTTGCTTAGCGGAGCTTCCCCAGGAAGCGCGGCACCAAGAGTTGTAGCACTGCCCCTCGGCAGACCCCATCTGTACTCGATAGCGCGAACAACTAACAATAACCCTCGCCTCACCTCAGCCCAAAATTGACGGTCGTTCATAGGTCGGCTGGCTGGTACTGAATGCGATAAAACCCACCGAGGTAGACCACCGGCTTGCCGAACTCTTCATCCTTGCGTTGGTGCGGCTGCTCGCGGATGCACGAAGCGATGCGTATGTCGCGCACCAGCACACCGTTATCAGGCACGCTCAGCAAGTCGTCCAATCGGTCTGCCAATGGTTCGATGGCATCGTACGAGGAACCATCAGCCGCCGCGCGGATCAGGTAGAGCGCATTGGTCAGCCGACTCGTGCGGGTTCGCACCCGGTCAGAGCCGCCCAGGTAGCTGTAGATCACCATTGGTGAGATGGTGCCCTGCGGCGCAAAGTCAACGAATACCCGTCCGCCCACGGCATTCGAGAGCGCTGCATCCCCAAAGAATCGGGTGTACAGCCATTGGTTGACTCGCGAAAGGTCTGCACTCATCAGTCCGCTATGTGACTCATGGTGTTGACGAACACGTCGCGCATCGGCTCGACCGAAGGCGTCAGGAATGGCTGCGGCCCCATGAAGCGCGTGCCGTACTCCTGATAGACGCCGTGAGCGGCAGCAACACCTACGACAGCGCTGTAGCCCTGGTCGCTACTGCCGAACAGGGTGATGGAGAACTCGGGCCGGATCTCTTCGAGAATGATCACGTCGCGGTTTACGTTCCGCGCCCGACCAGTCCGCGCCGCGTAGTCGCTCTGCTCGCCGTTGTTGACATAAATACTCTCGGCTAGCGAGGTCGTATCCTTCGGCGCCATCTGCGAAGCTCGCGACTGGATCGTGGCAGCGGTCTCGTTCACCGCTTCCTGAGACTTCGCGGATAGCTGCGCGATCAGCTTACCGATGTTCGCCGTATCGACCCTGACCGTGATGATGTTCACGTAATCTCCGCGCAGACTACGTTTTGCTCCAGCGCTAGACTGCTCAGGCCACCGCTGACCACCTCGAACACACGCGAGCCGACATGAATGCGATCCGTGTTGCTAATGACGGCTGTCACCTCAAACAGGAACTGCCAGTACGAGACTACCTGCACCTGTAGCGTTCCCTCGCGCTCGCGTGGCGTGATCTGGTAGCGGCTAAAGCGGCAGGGATAGCTCGCGGCGAGCGTGTACGTATCGGTCGAGCCGCCCGACGTGTCAGGCACCTGAACCCGCCGATAGACCGTCGCCGTCGCGTCCAGCGTTGCCGCGAACGCTGAGCGTAGCCGTGCAATCCCCGCCGCGCTGACAACCATGCCGCTAGCTCGTGCCCAATGCGGTAACTCGCCCGGTGACCGTGGTCGCGCTGCTGAACGTCACCTCGACCATGCCTGTCGCCGGGTTGTTGTAGAGCGTCTTGTCAAACGGCCCTACGCCCTTCGTCGCGCCGGCAGCAATGGTCACCGCATTGTCAGCAATGGCATACGCCTTCGAGCCGACTGTGTACGAGCCGTAGGTGACAAAGGTCGCGGTGATCGGGCTACCGCTGCCGTTGGTAATCTCGATCTTGGTGCGGCCATCGTTGGTGAACTGGTTGCCGTTGGTCCCGTCTACCGCAACAGGCGCGGCCAGGGTCACGCCATCGGAGTTCACCGTGGCAACCGTCAGTGTCGTAAAGGCCATCTATGCGTTCCTCCGCCGCCGCACAGGCCCGTGGGCCGCTGGCACCTGATCTTCGGCTAGCTGGCTTACATGCACCGGCTGATTGCAGGTTGGGCACTTGACCGTGTTCTGCCAGCGGTCGCAATGCGGACAGAGCCAGTCGGCATCCGCGCTGATGGTGAGCGGTTCCTCGTGAACGTGGCCGCAGTGGCGACAGTGCGCCGTATCTGCTGCGACCTCGATCTCCGAGGTCTGAGTTGTCTCTTCGGTGGTCGGTTCTGTCTCGGTCATGGATTCCCCTTTCAGGCGAATGCTGCCGTAGGTCGTCTAAAAGTGGCGATGATCCGCCGTGATGCGAGCGGCAGCGATGCAGCCAGCGCAGCCGAGTTGCCCGAGGTGTCCATCTTCACCGAGAGTTCGGAGCCGATCCTGTACTCGGCCACGCCTGGTATCGCCAGATCACTCGCCGTGCCTTCGGCCCCGGCCACGGTCCCGCTCGCGCCGCCAGCAATCTGCCCTGCAATCGTCAGGCATAGCTCGCGGATCTCCAGCGGGCGGTTCGCCAACGTGCAGTAGCCAAACGCGCCAGTGACCGCGAGCGTGGCCTCAGCGTACGGATAGGACCAGATCACGTCCCAACGGTTGCTGAGCGCGGTGCGGTTGATCGTGGTGTACGGCCTGCCATCCGCCACCGCATTCCTCGGCCCGAGCCAATAATCCTGGCCGACAACCCACGTTGACTCGTACACGCCATCACCGTTCGTGTCAGCCATGACCGAGGTCACGCTGAGCGCATCGTCTATGGTGATCTGGCTGTACGGAAGTGGGCCGAGGTAGTAATAGCGGGTCTCGGTCACCGAGTAGAACCGGCGACCGATAACCCGATCTATCCAGCGTGATGCGGCCTCCAGCGTATCGCTGAGCACCGGCTCGCGCTCGTCGTTGAACTCAAGCCCAAGCCGGTCCATCAACTCGAAGGTGGTCGCGTACGCATTCGCCACGGTGAGCTAGTCGTCGTCGCCCTTCTTCATGGTCCGGGCCTTGTTGGCGGGCGGTTCCTCGACGGCCTTCGCCTGCTCGACTTGCTGCCCGTCCGCGCCCGTGCCTAACTCGCGCGGCTCGTCGTCGTCTTTGTCGCCAGACTTCTTCGGCGCCTTCAGCCCGTACTGCTTGGCTTCCTCGTCTGAGACTTCGCCGCCTTCGTTGACGAAGAGGAAGCGAGCTTCCGGGCCATCCTCGACCACCTTCGTCCGATCCTCGTTGAAGTACAGCCGCTTATCGCTATTGAATGGCATCTCTTGGCCTCCGACCAGAATGCCCATCCGCGCCGGGCCAGGGTACAAACCCTCGCACCCGGCGCAGATCGGGCATGGCATTGTTTAGGTTTGTGCGCCCACAACCGTCCAGACAGGCACGAGCGCGGTCCCGGTATTGATGTACGCCTTGCCGTTCGTCACGTCTGTAACGATTGCGCCCACCGGCGCACCACGGTTGGAAGCGTCAACACCTGGCGTGGTTTCAGCCACCGCGACCGTTGGCGAGGTGCCGGTCAGGCTGTTATTCGCCACGGTCATGGTGCTGACTGCCTTGTTGGCGAGGTTGCCAGCGAAGGTCACCGTCGCCGTGCCGATACCTGCCGTCATGGTGCCCACCGCTGTCGTCACACCACCCGTGCCGATGTTCGGCAACGCTTCGAGCGCTGCGTCAATCGACGCGATGAGCGTGGCGTTCGTGGCGTTCCACGGAATTGCTGCCGTGGTGAAGCCTTCAAACGTGAGTTTGAAGTCGCCGCCCGTTGGCGTGCCGCCAATGGTGATCGTCTGAACCTCAGACGTGCCCACACCAGGGACGCCGGCTGAGGTGAGGCCGTAATAGACCCCCTCAATGATCTTGCCGCCGGTGATGATTGCCATTGCGGCCTCCTAGATACCTGTCACCGTGCAGAACGCCGAGGGACGGTACACCGCGAGCGCGAGGCGTTCCTCGGCCAGGATGGCAACCTTGTTCTCAATGAAGTAGGTGCCATGCTCCGTGCTCAGCGTGATGGTGATGCCTTCGCGGCGCAGCACCTCGGCGTATGGGCGGAACGCGCCGACCAGACCCGTGTTCTGCGTCATGGCTGTCGTCTGGCGCACCGGCAGACCCCAGATACGATCCGGTCCCTCGTCGCTCGGGTTGCCCCAGATATACATGCCGTCCGCCGTGCGGAGCAGCTTGATATCGGTCCAGTCGTTCGGATGCAGGACAACACCAGTCGGCTCAGCAAAGCCCGAGCCGCCCGCGCCACGAATCAACTGCATGGCCTTGTAGATCGAGTCTGGCGTAGGATCGGCACCCTTTGCCTGCGTCTGGATGCCTGAGCGATTCAGAATGCCGCGCAGGTTCGGTGCTGAGCCGTCGCCGTTGAGGATCTGCGCCTCTTCGGTGCGCTGGACCATGAAGGCGAGCCGACCACGGATCTGCGATTCGAGGAAGCTCACGTCTGCGAGCGCTTCGCTCGTGGCTGGAATCCACGTCGCGATCTTGCGGACAGACTCGGTACGCAGCGTCCATGCGAGCGCTGACTCTGGCTTCGTGCCGCCTTCAGCGACCGTGGCAGACGAGTTCGTAACCGTCGTTTCCTCGTAGTACTCGACGGTGTTGTTATCGGTCTGGCCTTGCAGCATGAGGTCGGCAGTCGTCCGATCCTCTAGCGCCATGTTGACCAGTCCGCGCCGGTCGGCCTGCGCGTTGACCGTGGTCAGCGTGATCAGCGTCTTGAAGTCTGCCGCCGGCAGTTCCATCGTCACCGAGCGCACCAGGCCGTCGCGGAAGCTCTTGTAGTTCTTGTTCTCCTGCAACATCTGCTTCAGATGCCACGGCTTGAACTCTTTGGGCTGCGCTGATGGCGTACCGCCGCTGAACTGCGGTCGGCTGGCTGGCGTGCTGCTCATCTCCATCTTGGCTTCGTTGAGCGCAGAGATAGCTGAGATCTTCTCCAGCCGATCAACCTCCTGCCCTAGCTCG